TGATTCCGGGATCACCCTTCTCTTTAATCTACTTGAAGCTGGTGCGCGACTCCCTGTTAAGGGTTCGTTCGCATACAACTCCAGTGTAGATGGGGAGGCAGCAATTAATAGTCTTCCATTGCAACCAGGTCAAGCGAAAGCAGGTAAGGTGGGTTATGTTAACCCAACTTCCTTGATAACGCATTTACGTGGTGGACAGTTGGCACTCAAAGTAGAAGCAGCAGGTAAAGTTCGGGTATTCGCAATTGCGGACATCTGGACTCAATCTGTACTAGCTCCTTTGCATGACTCTATCTTTAAATTGTTGAAGCGCCTACCTAATGATGGTACGTTTGATCAAGACAAATCGTTTATACGATGTCAAGAAAAAGCGACCACATTTGGTAGTGCCTTCTCAATAGATTTAAGTTCTGCAACTGACCGATTACCAATAACTATTCAGTCTTACGTCTTAGACGCATTGACGAAAGTTCCTGGTTTCGGTGAGGCTTGGAGACGTCTTTTGGTAGAACGTGAATACGTTCTTCCAACGACTTACCAAAAATCCGAGCAATTTAAAAACCTTAAATTACCGTGGGGTGAGGGTTTACAGTATGTAACTGGTCAACCGATGGGAGCACTTAGTTCCTGGGGTATGTTGGCCTTAACACATCACTTGATTGTTCAGTTTTCTGCACATCGGGTTGGTGCTAGAGGTCTGTCTCCATGGTATGAGTTCTATGAAGTTCTAGGTGACGATATCGTGATTTTTGACGATAGGGTCGCCGATGAATATAAAAAGGTCATGTCCTTACTTGATGTAGGGACTAACCCGTCTAAATCCATACCTTCTCCAAATGCTCCAACTTGCGAGTTTGCAAAACGGACTTCCGTGGGAATGACTGATGTTTCAGGTTTGTCTTGGAAGGAGTTCCTGCAAGGGAACAACCTTCCTGGTAAAATCAACTTGGCTTTACGCCTTGGAAGCAAATTGTTGTTTTCAGAGGAATGCCTAAAGGCGATTCTCGTGAGAAACGGATCAGATTTGGGGTCTCCATTAAAAAATGGGATTGCCCATGGGCTGATCGGAATATTAGGATCCCTTTTGACGAAAGTCGAAGGTAAATCGCTAATACCTGCATTGAGCTTATTGGCTAGTCCCGCTTTAATAAGCGGGGAGGAAGACTACTTTCCAAAGAAAGTGAGCATCCCTATGCGCCAGGCTATACAGTTAATCCTGCACTTATTTAAGAACCAACCTTCGGTTCCACTAAGTACACTTCTATCTCATTATAAAGATAGAGTGTCTTTCGTGAGATCGGAGATTGCACCTTTTGCGTCTCAAACCGCATACTTGTTA